CCTAGCAGTTAATCAAAGACTGGATCACTCCAGTTTCGCCCTCATGGGCTCATCAGTTTGATATTTATCGCATTACAGGCAAACAACCTTGCTTTTCATCACTGGTAAACAATGCACCACCCCCATTGCCTTCATCATCACGACTGGGGAAGAACCACAATCCATCCTGCGTTTGGAATGCGACAGACCTTTCATACCAACCCATGTCATCTGCTTCTTGTTGCGTTAAATAACGAACATTCACAATGCGTTTATGGAGCAATAGTTTCTTTGCTTCATCTAACCAGTATTTATCCCAGTCTTTGGTGTCTTTCATAATCCCCCCAAGTAAATTGCGTAGCCAATAATGTAGGCCGTATAAATCAGGCCAACCACCAACAGGGCATTGAATACCCATTCAAAGTCATTGAACATCAGAATCTCCTTCCGTCTTCATCAAACTCATAGTCATTCATTTCCATCATCTCCTCTACTGCTTCATCAGAGTAGTGATAGTCAATGTCCCGATTGATGGCTTGCAGGGCAGTCTCAAGGGCTTGGTTAAATGCGTATAGTGCATCACCAGTCTTTTTGAAATCCTCAAAGAATGATTTGATTAAGGTGCAATCCAACCACATCCCCGAGTCTGGAAAGTAACCAGTCTCAGCCAACTTCTTGGCATCAGCCATTGTGTATCCCCGAAAATTATGATTCTCTGCATCAGTCTTGAGATACTCACCACGACCACCAATAGACCAGTCTTTCAAAGTAACCCCAAAATGCCCACAAAAGGCTTTGATTGAATCAATGTTCTCTTTGTGGAATGGATACTCCATCCCATTGAGATACCACTCTTTAGCCCTTTGCTTGGCTTGGTCATTCAACTCCGAGTATTTGCATACCAATACTTCAGCAACTCTCATTTTTAACTCCTAGCAGTTTTGACAAAGACCGAACCCCATACAGGCGATTCGGTTTCGACTAATATCAAGTCTCTTCAGTTTGCCTAGTAATCTTCATTCTCTTCCCACAGGCAGGGATCAACTAATCTTTGCCCGAAAGCATTGAACAACTGCCCACAATCACAGGCAACATCCCCGCCTGCACCATCAGAGCAAACCTTTCTGTTGCAATGGCATTTCCATTCTTTCCAAAGAATCCGACCAGTTTCTTGGCATTCAATGATTCTCATTATTCGAACTCCTTTGGCACGATCACATCATATTTACGCAACAGGGCTATTGCCTTGTCAGACAGGCACATCACCCCATCATAGTCAGTCAGTGTGCGGACTCCGACTGGATCAATCGAGAACCACAGACCAATGTGTTCAAATCCCACATCCCCTATGTCCCACTCAATGAATCCAGTCGCATCATTATGGAAATACAGTTGCATTGTGGATTCGTGAGTCCCAATGTCTCTCTCGCCCCAACTGCCTTCCATAATCATGGGGGCAATAAAGGTCTCTTTGCCGATAAAGTAAGTAGTCATGGCTAATACTCCGAAGTCAGCATGAGAACATTGTCAGTCAGGAAGAACTGGTATTCCCCATCAGGGCAGTCAGTGTGGCTAATATCCTTGTGACGCAGAACCTTGAGATCACCATCTTGGCAGGTGATTGTGGCTTTGCCATTGCGAACAAGTAAAGTAATTGACAGGAATGGCTCTTTCTTGGTTAGGGGATAGAACTCAGTGGCAATGATGTCCAGTAGCCAAAAACATCCTGCGGTCTCAGCGAAGTATTGAACCCCATCAGTGTGAACCAGTGCAGGGTTAAACATAAAGGTGCGGTGATATTGCGTAGTGCCACAGAACTGGCTTAGATCAAGAGCAGTCATGTTATTTCTCCAGTGGTGCGTATTTGTTTAAGAAACCCATGCGACTGGCTTGGATGCGTTTGTAACTATTGCTTCTTTCACTTTTGATATCAATGCCCAACTCAGATGGAATAGTCATGGAATACATTGCGGTATTGCCACGACCAGTCTTTTTGATGGTGAGGATTGCACCAAGTGATGATCTACTTAATTTCATATGAATCTCCTAGCAGTTATGACTATCAGGATTGATAATCCACAAACCCACGCAGTGCATGGGCTTGTAGGTATCAATCAGGAATTCAACCACTCTTCAAAAGTCTTCAGTGGTTTACCATCAGTGATGGAATGACCAGTGCCATCATCAGCACAGGCTAAATAGATTTGATAGCGTTGAAGTAGTGTTTCCATATCAGTCTCCTTAGAATGTTTTAACCCAAATTCGGGCAGAGTCGGCTAGGTCATACAAATCAGCCAGTAGGTAGTCAATCTCTTCTTTATCGTCAGCACCAGACAGACCCTCGGCAATCTGCTCTAAGTCATCAGTAACACCAATGCGGTCAGACCATGACTGGTAATCCTCAATGAACTTAGTAATACGAATAGATGCCCTTTTAGCAAAGGCTTGAGCATCCTCAGTAACCTCAAAGTCATCCATCAGGTCAGTAAAATCAATTTCTTGTTTCCAGTTTGCCATTTGTATCTCCTAGCAGTTTGTCGAAGACCCCTTACGGGGTTTCGCCTATTAAAGGCTCATCAGTCCGACTGGTTAGAAATTAGGAACTAAACCCCAGTCTCTAACATCTGCTCTTTGCTCTTCTTGCTTTTGAAGATATAGGTCAGCAATGCTTTGCATGATGGAAATAGTCTCTTTCAAATCCATCTTGTTATTAGATAAAAGATCAAGAATATCTCCATCTGTCCAACACTCTACAAAGTAATCCCAACCCTTGTTGTAATTGGCTTCTGCGTGTTTGCGTATCGTTTGAATCATCTCTTGCTCGTTCATTTGTTTCTCCTAGTAGTCGAATCGGTGTTTAAGCACCTACCGACAATTCTCAGGCTTAGTGCAATACCTTGTCAATACTTTTTTGAAAATATTTTTTGGGGCTTACTGGGTAAGGGTTAGCGGGGCATGAGTCCTGTGAAAATAGACCTAAAAGCGGGGCAAAGGTGCGAAGCACAACAGTCCAGTAGCAAAGACTCTAAGTAGAGATAAGAGAGTAGATAGAGAGATAGAAGATAGTAGTAGCGTATTCATTCTGATTGTCCTAGAATCAGGGGTATTAACGATTCTCAAGAGATACCCATGAAAAGGCTAACAAGGAAAGAGATAGAGCAGGGCTTACAGGCTATGCCAGTGGAGACACTGCTATTGGGGATTAGCACCAGTAAAGAAAAGAGACTTACCCCCAAACAAGTCGAATTTGCCAAGCAGTTAGCACTGGGAGAGAGTAAGGCAGGGGCTTATCGGAAGTCGCATAAGAGTAAGGGCAAACCCAAGACGCAGAGCAATGAGGGGCAGAAACTGGCAAAGAACCCAACTATTGCCATGCAAGTGGATGCCTTTAAGGTGGCTTTGGAAGCACAGAAATATCAAACCCCTGCTCATTTAAGGGCTCTTGCAATCCATAAGATCACAGAAAAGGTGTTGGACGAGGACTGTCCACCAGCACAGCAACTCAAAGCACTTGAACTATTGGGCAAGATTACCGAGGTCGCACTCTTTACCGAACGGCGGGAAGTAGTTAAGGTCAGCGATCCCAGTGAGATGCGGGAGAAACTCATTGCAAGTATCCAACTGGCATTATCCAATAGCAGGACTATTGATATGGAAGCACAATCAGCAGACGATCTACTGGCAGAACTCATAGGGAATGACAATGTGGATGATGATGGGGCAGATTATGTGGCGAAGGATCATGTCGCAGAGGTGTCAGTGTCCTTAGAAGAAGATAATGATGGGGCAGTGGCATCTCAAAACGCAGATTCGGCAGACCCACGCACCCACGACCCCCAAATTTTGGCAGTGCAGACCGAAGCCAACTTGCATAGTATTCCACACACTGAATCTCATCCCCAATCCATTCCTAGGGAAAACCCTGCCTCACCATAACAGCTGTTATAGTGACACAGGGTAAACCCTAATATATAAAGACCCCCTCCCCCTTATAAATATGTCAGACGAAACAAAAAATGTTCCACGTGAAACACCCCCCGTCAGTGATTTGGGTCCCATGGTCGAGATAGATATGGATCAATTATCAGATCGGCTAATGAGGATGAGCCCAAAAGATAAGGCGTATTTGGAGTACTTGTTAAACCAGCATGCAGTATTGATTAAGAGTAAGGGCTCACAAACATGAATGTACGGGATATATCAGAATTAGAAAAAGAGCAGCTCATCTTGGATTATCTAGAAGGGTTATTACATAAGGATAAGAAACGGTTGTTACGGATGATGAGTTATTTGAAGGATCGGATATTAGAAGAGGAAGCAATGGCACGGGCTCAAGATGTCATTGAACGTGTCAGACATGGGTAGAAGAAAGGAGAGGGAAGTGACTCCCGCACAAAAAGAGATCTTCTTGGTTATAGATGAGTTTTGGAAAAAGTATGGATTTGCTCCGAGTATTGAGGATGTGATGTATATCACGGGCGAGAAGGGTCGGGGTAATGTCAGTCGGAAAATGTGGCGTTTAGTAGAGCTTGGGATCTGTAAAGGGATTAAGGGTAAGACCAGAAGTATTCGACCAACGTATATAAAGGTAAGATACATTGAGTGATAAGCTGCTTAGTTTTTTAGAAAGTCTGCCTGAAGGAGACCGTGAGAATCTCTTTGCCTTGGCAGATGACTATAAAAATTCAGTGATTCGTAAAAAATCGCAAAAGTCATTTATGGCGTTTGTACGGCAGATGTGGCCTGGATTTATATTGGGTCGGCATCATGCGCTCATGGCTAAAAAATTTGAAGAGATTGCCGAAGGGAAAGTAAGACGGCTGATTATTAATATGCCTCCTCGTCATACGAAGTCGGAGTTTGCCAGTTATTTACTTCCCGCTTGGTTCTTGGGTAAGTACCCAGATAAGAAAGTAATTCAGTGCTCGAACACCGCCGAACTAGCCGTAGGCTTTGGTCGTAAAGTACGTAACTTAGTTGATGGAGAAACCTATGGAAAAGTCTTTCCTAACGTGGCTTTGCGAACTGATTCCAAAGCTGCTGGACGATGGTCTACTAATGCTAATGGCGATTATTTTGCTATTGGTGTGGGGGGTACCGTTACTGGTAAGGGCGCTGATTTATTAATTATTGACGATCCGCACTCGGAACAAGAGGCTGCTTTGGCTGCCTCTGACCCTACGATTTACGATAAGGTCTATGAGTGGTATTCCTCTGGACCACGGCAGCGACTTCAGCCTGGCGGTTCGATTGTGATCGTGATGACCCGCTGGGGTAAGCGGGATCTAACAGGTCGGGTGCTTCAGTCCATGGTCGAGCGTGATGGGGATGAATGGGAGATTATTAATCTACCTGCCATCATGCCAAGCGGTAAACCATTGTGGCCTGAGTTCTGGTCGTTGGAAGAATTATTGGCGTTAAAGGAAGAACTTCCAACCTCTAAATGGAACGCCCAGTACCAACAAGAACCGACCTCCGAAGAAGGTGCAATTGTTAAGCGAGAATGGTGGCAAATCTGGGAAGGCGATAGTCCTCCTCCCTGCGAGTTTATTATCCAGTCTTGGGATACCGCT